CATTCGCTAACAATTCGACCCACCAGGCCCTGGCTTGCATCAAGCTGGTCATGGACATGCAGTTCGTATCAGAGCTGCAGGAGACGCCAGCGCCTGTTCCTACAGATGATCGCCTGGTGATGTACGACGTTGAGGTATTTCCTAACCTATTTGCTGTTTGCTGGAAGTACCGCGGAGATCCCACAGTAGTCAGGATGCTGAACCCTAGCCCGCAGGCCATTGAGCAGCTGGTTCAGATGAAGCTTGTCGGATTCAACAACCGTCGGTACGACAACCATATCTTGTACGCCCGCATTATGGGCTATAGCGAGATCCAGTTGTACAACCTCAGTCAGAGAATCGTTGCCGGAGAGAAAGGATCCTTCTTCGGCGAGGCGTACAACCTGTCGCACGCTGACATCTGGGACTTCTCTTCCGTGAAGAAGGGACTCAAGCGGTTCCAGATCGAGCTGGGCCTGCATCACAAGGAGCTCGGCCTTCCGTGGGATGAGCCAGTCACGCGTGAGATGTGGGAATCAGTGCTGGAGTACTGCGCCAACGACGTCATCACGACTGAGCAGGTATTCGAGTCAAGGATCCAGGACTACGTTGCACGGCAGATTCTCGCTGAACTCAGCGGCCTCACGATCAACGACACGACGCAGAAGCACACTGCCAAGATCATATTTGGCGATGACAAGAAAGCTCAGCAGAAGTTCGTCTACACGCATCTCTCGGAAAGGTTCCCGGGTTATGAATACGACTTCGGAAAGAGTATCTACAAGGGTGAGATTACAGGTGAGGGCGGTTACGTTTACGCCGAGCCTGGTATGTATACGGACGTTGCCGTCCTCGACGTCGCTTCCATGCACCCGACCTCAATCAAGATTCTTGATCTGTTTGGTCCTTACACCAAGAACTTCTCAGACCTCACCGATGCCCGAATCGCAATTAAGAGGAAAGACTATGCCACAGCACGACGAATGCTTGGTGGAAAGCTCAGGCCGTATCTCGGATCTGAAGAGGATGCTAAGGCGCTTTCGGATGCGCTCAAGATCGTCATCAACATCGTATACGGGCTCACATCGGCGTCCTTCGACAACCCGTTCCGCGACCTAAGGAATAAGGACAACATCGTCGCCAAGCGCGGTGCCCTGTTCATGATCGACCTGAAGGAGGCTGTACAAGCTCGAGGCTTCAAAGTCATTCATATTAAGACGGACTCGATCAAGATTCCTGACGCTACTCCGGAGATCGTCGAATTCGTGATGGACTTCGGTAAGGGATACGGTTACGAGTTCGAGCACGAGGAGACCTTCTCCAAGTTCTGCCTGGTGAACGACGCGGTTTACATAGCCAAGAAGAGCAACGGCCAGTGGACAGCCACAGGGGCGCAGTTCCAGCACCCGTACGTCTTCAAGACGCTATTCAGTAAGGAGCCCCTGGTATTCGATGACCACTGCGAAACCAGAACAGTCACCGCCGCGCTGTATCTTGACTTTGGAAGCGGAGAACCTCACTTTGTTGGAAGGGCTGGTTCGTTCGTTCCAGTTCGAGAAGGAACTGGTGGGGGTCTCCTACTCAGGGGCAAGGATGGCGTTTTCCATTCAGCTTCTGGTTCCAAGGGATATTTCTGGAGAGAAGCTCAGTCCGTCAGAGATCTCGGCCTCGAAGGAGATATCGACAAGACCTACTTCACCAAGCTCACCGATGACGCAGTTCTGAACGTCTCCCAGTACGGTGACTTCGAATGGTTCACCAGTTAGGAGAAGTATGCAGTCTGACGATGAGCTCAGAGACGGGAAGCCCTACACTGTGCCTCTCGTCATGTATATCGACGGGAAACGTAGAGTCGTCGGCGAAAGCGTCATTAAGGGGGAGATTGCCGAGTCTTTCCTGTATGACACCCGTGACGGAGAGATGGCTAAGCGGGCAATTCAGCCCGCACTGAATGCTATTTCCTTCGAATTCAATCCTCCAAAACCAGAGCCTCCGCACGCAATCAGCGAGATATCGTCGTTCGAAATGAACTACGGCCCGTACGAAGGCGTACCGCTCTTTACTTTCAGATGGGATAAAAGAGACAATGAGTAACATGCCGATCGCAGATGCCGCGGCTGCGGGTCTGGGGTTCGACCCCGAGGTTCCGATCAACGTCGAGGCGAGGCACGAGCGTGAGAAGATCCTTCAGGACGAGGCGCTGGGCGTCCTTCGTCAGAAGCTCGAGGAGGACCCGCCGTTCAACATCGACGGATTCGTCAAGGCGCAGGGTCGGTTCATCCACGCCCAGCACGCGTACATCATGACGAACAACACTGACGAGTACCTGAAGGCCCAGAGCGACTTCATCGTCGCCCAGAACATCGCCCTTCACCAGCTCGGGATCATCTGATATGGCTCAGGGGATTCCGAACGTCATCCTCGAGAATGTGCGGATGGTCTTCCGCAACTTCGCGGGCGAAGAGGGACAGTTCAACGCCAAGGGCAAGCGGAACTTCAACGTTCTCCTGAACGATGATGTCGCCGAGGCCATGATCCGGGACGGCTGGAACGTCAAGTACCTGCAGCCAAAGGAGGATGGCGACCCCCCTCAGGCTCGAATCGAGGTGGCTGTCAACTACAACGGACGACCTCCTCGGATCGTGATGGTCACCAGCCGAGGGAAGACTCCTCTCGATGAGTCCACCGTCAGTCTCCTTGACTGGGCTGAGGTCGAGAAGACAGACCTGATCATTCGTCCGTACGAGTGGCAGGTCGGCGATAAGTCCGGTGTCAAGGCGTATGTCCAGTCGCTGTTCGTCACCATCCGTGAGGACGCTCTGGAGCAGAAGTACGCCGAAGTCCCAGACAGTGCTCTGTCTGCCCTGACCGCCAACGACATGAGCGAAGACGACTAGCCATGCCTGGCCTGGTAGACGTTTCAACGCTGACGCAGCATGAGGCTCATGACTATCTCCATGAGCTTCATGTTGCGTTGCACAACCCCGGAATCGAATTTAACGAGGTACACAACAAGGAGGACGTCGAACTTTACAAAGCAAAGATCGCGGAAGTCAAGGCGCATCTCGACACGTTCCCCGGTCAGGTTAGAGAGTAGTAACTCCCCCGCATCTGGAAAGAGCCTCATGAGCAACCTTGTCAACCACGCCAAGCACGAACTAGAGCTCCTGAACGAGGATCCCGAGACTGTCAGGGGATATCTCAAGGTCATTCAGGCGTTCGCTAGTGCGCGGCATTCAGGCGGATCGGCAGTCATGGCCATGATGGTCATCAACCGTCTGCTCCATTTCAAGAACCTGACCCCTCTGACGAACGACCCCTTCGAGTGGGAGTACCACAACCCCGTTATCTGGGGAGACGAGAAGGGAATCTGGCAGAACAGGCGCAACTCTGAGGCCTTTTCCAGTGACGGCGGGCAGACCTACAGGCTTCTGTCGGAGGACACCGGCCGGCGCTGGTGGCAGAAGAGGAAGGTCTATCGCAGTCAGATGACCATTCCGTTCAAGTTCGGCGAGTTAGACCATAACGCATCCGACAACTTCTGGGTCTACTGGACTGAGTAGGAGACGAATGTCGCATATCATTCATCGCTATGAGGCGGTTGTCAGAAAAGGCTCCATCACCAAGCCGGTAGAACTCCACCTGGCCAGCGGTATAAATCTCCGCCTCTACCCGAGTGACGAATCCGGAATCGTTTCCATAGAGTTCGAGGAGATGGATTCACCGGGGGTAGAAGAGGAGATAAAAAACGCTAAACTAAAGTAAAACCTCCACCCTTTGGTCCCGTTCCCTTTATGGAGAGGCACGACAATGGGAAGAGCTCTCAACTCCTACATTCTACGATTAAGGAGCAAGATGGACGACGAGTCCACCCCGAAGAACAGCTGGACCGATGCCGGCTACTCCAAGGAGGATTTTGGGGTCGGTGTCCCAGTGCTGCCGCCCACTGATCGGGTCGATGAGTACAAGATCAGAGTCACCGAGAACGACGGCGTTATCACAGATGCGATGCTGGTGGCCGACAAGGTCCTAGACGAGGCCGAAACAATGAAGATGGTGTCACTGGCTCGTTATCTCAGCGGCAAGCCTCGTCAGGTGGAACTCGCGACGATCAACCACGACGAGCTCGGAGCACTCGGAGCTATTCACGACGTCCTCACGCTCTTCTCCATCCATCCAGATCAGGCCGAAAAGATCATCTGGCAGATGCTGCGCAAAGGCATCCACTTCACTCGGGACTAGGAGATCAATGGACGTCTCGTACATCGAGTGGTCGCTTGATCCGGTTCCACCGTCACTAGATCGCTCATACGAGTGGTTTAAGCACCAGCCAAGGAGACACATGAGTAAAGAGAACCCCGAGAACGCGCAGGAGGGCGTCGAGGTGCCTCCCAGTCCGGACGCCGAAGACATGAAGTCCCTGTCCGACGCACAGCAGAGGGCCGCGATGATCGAGGACGCCGCGGCTCTGGGGATCCGTATTCCGCAGAACTCCGTGAGTATTGAGGCTGAGAGCAAGATCGACGACTCGACCACGCTCGATCGGATGCACAAGGTTCTGCTGGGCCTGGGACACACCGTCGAGCAGGCGGAGGACATCATCCGAGAGTTCCTGAACGCCGGAATCCACTTCCACCGTCACTAACCAACTCGTCTGAGCGAGGATAAATAGTTCTATAGGCTCAGAGCGGCTACGGACGTTGAGAGTGGAAGCTTGACGTCCGTAGCGGGAAATGAAGAAAGGAGGACGCCGCTATGCCCTAACTAATTTGGCCCTGGAGGCTGACGTTAGCGCACGACAATGTCGTAGGATCGTACCATCGGAGAACAGGGTTCGTGGGATCTGCCCTCAGGGACCCTGTTCTCCGCCCTTTAACCAGTCCAACAAGAAGGAAAGTCATGAAGCGTCTTATCGGCCTGGCCGCTGGTTTAATTGCGGCTGTGGTGCTGTTCGCGGCACCGAACGCAAGTGCATCAGTACAGCCAGCGATCAACGGCTCAGCAGTTCACATGTGCGCCGGTGGCGGTGCGAATCTGTGCCTGACCGACGTCAGCAATGGACTGCTGCACAACAACCTCCGGTCGGACAACTCCATCCAGCTGTGGTACCTGAACTCTACGGGCTGCGGAACTGTGTCGGGAACCTGCCGGCCGTTCACCGTCTCCTCTCTGAACAACGCCACTACGGGCGGACTGACGATGGAGTTCTACAACAGCGCTGACGCTCAGTGCATCGCGATCCTCAACGGACAGCCTGGTGCTGCTGGGTGTGGTGCGGCCGGTCACGAGTTCGTCTGGATGTCCAACGGAGTCTTCCCGAACCAGTTCATCGACGTGACCAAGAGCGACTCGCTGGGACATCTCACGTTCCTCACGTCATCGGGATCCAACGGCGAGAACGCGGTCTGGTCGTCCGTCATCTCTTCGCGCAACAACTTCGCGCCGTAGCCAGCAGCAGGGGATGGGATCTTAACGGGTCCTGTCCCCTGCCTGGCCTATCGTTTTTCGCAGGAAAAACACGGCCTATAATGAGACCCTATTGAAAGGAACCCAGATGTTCAACAAGATCTGCGAATACTTCGTCCGTCACTACATCCCTTGTGACAACGAAACCGAACTCGCGGACGCCCTGTTCAACTGGAAGTTCAAGAAGTAATCTCACCAGATCAGGGGCCCCTAACACGGGCTCTTGTTCTCTCTTTTTTGCATGGTACTCGCGCGAAAAACATGGCCTATAATGAACCCCCTAAACTAAGGAAGCAAATGAAAATCATCAAGCAGATCTTTGACCATGTCAACAAGCTGAACGACGACTCAATTACCAAGATGCTGCAAGAAAGGCCAGGACAGTTCTATATTACCCCTCGCGGTAAGAAGTGCTGCATCCTGCTGCCCGACGGCAGACTCATGGTGATGGTAGGCCCGAACTTCAAAAAGCTGACCGCCGCCGAGATCAACACGCATTTTCAGAAGCAGATCCAGAAGTTCATGTAGTTCCCAGATCAGGAGTCCCTAACACGGGCTCTTGTTCTCTCTTTTTTCGAAGGAGAAATCATGCACGTGTGGGTATCGTTCGACGAATTCCTCAAGCTTCTAAGGGAAGCTAAAGACTGGTACTGGGGCGTCTGCTGGAGTCTAGATGGTCTGGTACTGAAGATTCGAGATGCAGAAGGAATAACAAGGTATTCTTCACCTAACCCTTATGAGTATGGTGCATTCGAATTCGATCTCTTCGTAGTTCAGGTCATCGACCTCATGAAAAGTCGAAGCACGAGAGATAGACAACTGTCCATGCCGCATTATTAAAACATGAAGAGGTGTCAACGTGGAAGCATGGGTAACATTCGAACAGTTCCTCAAGCTTCTCAGCGAAGCTGAAGACTGGTCCTGGAGCATCGTCGCCTGGGGTCCCAACGGGATAGTCCTGAAGATTCGGAATGACGGAGAAACGAAAAAATACCATTCGCCCAGTCCGTTCGACTACAGCGAGCTGGAATTCGGAATCTTTCGTACGCAAGTCATGGACATCATAGAAGATCGTCGAGGTGATAACTAGGTGGACACAGCTCTCCGCCCGCATCAGCAAGAGGCGGTGGAAAAACTAGGCAACGGCAAGATACTGAAGGGCGGAGTGGGGACTGGTAAGTCGAGGACCGCGATTGCTTACTACGCACCGCTGGCCCCCTGGACTAAGCTGTACATCATCACGACGGCCAAGAAGAGAGACAGCGGAGACTGGGAAGAGGAGGCTAAGGCGTTCGGCATAGAGCCTGTTGTGGACTCGTGGAACAACATGATTCAGTATGAGGACGTGGATGATGCGTTCTTCATATTCGATGAGCAGAGAGTGGTGGGGTCCGGAGTATGGGTGAAGTCGTTCATCCGCATAGCGAAGAAGAACAAGTGGGTGCTGCTGAGCGCGACGCCTGGCGATACATGGTTGGACTATGCCCCTGTGTTCATTGCCAACGGGTTCTACAAGAATCGTACAGAATTCATCCAGACTCACGTGGTGTACAAGCCGTTCAGCAAGTTCCCGAAGGTGGATCGGTACGTTGAAGTTTCCAGACTGATAAGGAATCTTAAAGAGGTCCTGGTGCTGATGCCTTTCGAAAGACACACGACTAGGCACGTGATTGACGTCTTCACCGATTACGACAAGAGTCAGTATGATCTCGTGTTCAAGGGTCGGTGGAACTTCCTCGAGGAGCGGCCAGTTGTTCATATTGCTGAGATGTTCAGCCTGCTTCGGAAGATCGTTAACAGCGATCCCTCGAGGATTGAGCGAATCCGCGATCTGATCATCAAGCATCCGAAGCTGATCATATTCTACTGCTTCGACTACGAGCTAGACATTCTCCGTACGCTTGACGTGACTAAGGCTGAATGGAACGGCCATAAGCACGAGGAGATACCAGATACTGACGAGTGGGTATACCTTGTGCAGTACACCGCCGGAGCTGAAGGATGGAATTGCACGGCCACGGATGCCATGATCTTCTACTCAATGCAGTACTCGTACCGTGTTTACGAGCAAGCGCAAGGACGAATCGACAGACTAAACACCAAATTCACCGATCTCTGGTACTACTTGTTCAGGTCCTCGAGTCAGATCGATAACGCCATAGCTCGAGCTTTGAGAGAAAAAAAGAGCTTCAACGAGGCCGACTTTCTGGGATCAAAGGTGTAATGCAGACAAAAGCGATGCCAAAAAGACAAAAAAAATCGACTTTGAAAAACTCTCTATGTCATAACTGGCTAATACTAATACCCTACGCGTGAGACTTAGTATTAGTATTAGCCTATAGCTTATGGAAAGTTTTTCTTTTCGTCGATTTTTTTGTCTTTTTGACATAGCACACAAGGAGGCGTGATGTGGGAACAAATTACTGAGTTTCCAGACTACGAAGTAAGCTACATGGGTCAGATCAGGAACGCTAGAACTCTGAAGGTCCTGACAGCATCCAATAACGGTCAGGGAGTCATGAAGGTAGTACTGACCCTGAACGGAAGAACTTACACTCGCTCGGTCGCCAGGATAGTCGCCAAGACATTCAACCAAGAACCGAAGAAGGGTGAAACGATCATCTACCGTGACGGGGATTTCACGAACCTCGGTGCAGAGAATCTCGAGTGGAAGCCTCGCTGGTTCGCACAGATGAAAGCAGCGCAGGACAAGCGAACGAAGCCTCTTCGCACAGGCCCTATTCGCCGAGACTCTACTGGAGAGATATTTGATAACTCTCTAGAGTGCGCCAAAGCCATAGGCGGTATCGAGCGCTACATCGTTCTATGCGCAGGAGATCCAATCAACAGCCAGTACATGGACTCTAGCTACAGTTGGGTCCGAGTTAGTATTAGCTAGTTATACAATCGCGTACTCTAATAGAAGGAATAGAGTGCCCAACATTCTAACCCGCCTTCTCATTTTGGGATACAATAGTATGACGAATCTCGAAAGCAAATTCCAGGCTTCCCTCATAAAAGAACTCAAAAAGACGTTCGAGGGTTGTCTGGTAATCAAGACCCCAACAGACTACATACAAGGTCTTCCTGATCTGCTCCTTCTTTTCGGGAAACAGTGGGCGATGCTAGAATGTAAAGCTAGCGAAAAAGCCACACGCCAGCCAAATCAGGCACATTACATAAAACTGCTTGGCGACATGTCTTTCGCAGCCATCATCCATCCCGATAACAAGGATCAGGTCCTGCATGATCTTCAACGCGCATTCCGATCTGATCGGGCGCCACGCATTCCTGAGCGCAAGTAAGTACCACTGGATCAACTACGATCCGGAAAAGCTTGACGCAGCATACAGAAACGCTCAGGCAGCTAAACGAGGAACCGAGCTCCACGAGTTTGCGCACAGCGCGATTCGTCTGGGCATCAAGCTTCCTCGCAACAGCACGACTATGAACTCGTACGTGAATGACGCACTCGGCTACCGAATGAGTCCTGAGCAGATTCTTTACTACTCGGACAACAGCTACGGTACAGCTGATGCAATCTCGTTCAGGAAAGATCTTCTCAGGATTCATGATCTCAAAACAGGCGTCAATGAAGGATCGATGCATCAGCTTGAGATCTACGCGTCCTTGTTCTGCCTCGAGTACGGCGTCAAGCCTGGTGAGATTGCGATAGAACTTCGCATCTACCAGAATGACGAGATTCTAGCGTGCGTCCCAGACGTCGACGTTATCGCGCATATCATGGACAAGATCGTTGTATTCGATCGACGCATCGATATCCTCAAGGGGGAGGGATAATATGGTGGACGACAATCAATTGATTCACTATGGAACTCCCCGTCACTCGGGGCGATATCCATGGGGTTCAGGAGAGAATGTTCCTCGAAGCGGGAGAGACTTTCTTGGATACGTCGACGGACTTAGGAAGAGTGGTCTGTCAGATCCTGAGATCGCTAAAGGTCTTGGTATCAACACGACACAGCTGCGTGCTGCGAAAGCCATAGCTAAGAACGAAACTCGTAAAGCCGATGCGGCTCAAGCTCTTCGCTTGAAAGACAAAGGTCTGTCCAACGTCGCCATTGGCGAGCGAATGGGCATCAACGAGTCATCGGTCAGATCACTGACTGACCCAGCTATGGCTGAACGACGGGACGTTCTACAGACCACTGCGGACTTCCTTAAGGAGCGAGTCGGCAAAGACGGATATCTGGACATCGGCGTTGGTACCGAGAGACATCTCGATATTAGCGAAACGAAACTCTCTACTGCAGTCGCAATGCTGAAGCAAGAGGGCTACGAGGTCCACAACATCCAGGTCGATCAGCTCGGCACCGGTAACAAGACTACGATCAGGGTTCTGGCTCCTCCTGGAACAACTTATGCTGACATAGTCAGGAATCCGACCAACATCAAATCTGTTGCTGGATACAGTGATGATGGCGGCCGAACCATCAAGGCCATTGTTCCTCCGAAAAGTATCGATTCCAAGCGGGTCGCGATTCGGTATGCAGAACAAGGCGGAGCAAACGCTGACGGCGTTGTCTATGTACGTCGAGGCGTCGATGACGTTTCACTCGGCAACTCTCGCTACGCTCAGGTTCGTATAGCTGTAGATGGAACGCATTACCTCAAGGGCATGGCCATGTACAAAGATGACCTGCCGCCTGGCGTAGACCTCATGTTCAACACGAACAAGAGAAACACTGGCAACAAGCTCGACGCCATGAAATCACTCAAAACCGATGACGAAGAAAATCCTTTCGGCGCAACGGTTCATCAGCGATATTACAAAGACGCGAAAGGTAAAGACCAGCTTTCCGTCATGAATATCGTGAATGAGGAAGGAGACTGGAGCGACTGGTCTCGTTCTCTTTCATCACAGATGCTTTCTAAGCAGAGTACCACTCTAGCTAAGAAGCAACTCGATCTTGGACTCGGATCGAGGAAAGACGAACTCGCTGAAATCAACGCACTGACGAACCCAGTCGTTAAGAAGAAGCTTCTCGACACCTTTGCCGATGGAGCCGATTCGGCAGCAGTTCACCTTAAGGCTGCAGCTCTACCTCATCAGAGAACAAGTGTTATCCTCCCGATCGAGGGAATGAAGCCCACCGAAGTCTATGCGCCTAGCTACCTCAACGGTCAGCGTGTCGTTCTGATTCGGTTCCCTCATGGCGGAACGTTCGAGATTCCTGAGCTCGTAGTCAACAACAAGAACGTTGATGCCAAGAAGACTATTGGCAACGCCATCGATGCTATCGGCATTCATCCCAAGGTTGCTGAGCGACTGTCAGGAGCCGACTTCGATGGTGACACGGTTCTCGTAATTCCGAACAATAGGCAGGACATTAAAACGTCATCGCCTTTGTCCGGACTTAAGGATTTCGATCCTAAAACATCCTTCGCTCCCTATGATGGGATGCGGACTATGGATGGCGGAACCTATAACGCTGCCACCAAAAGCGTAGACTATGGTGGTAAGAAGCCTTCTGGCAGAATCAAGCAGCAGCAGATGGGCGACGTTTCTAATCTCATCACCGACATGACCATCAAGGGCGCTAAGCCCGAGGAACTAGCGCGAGCTGTGCGACACTCCATGGTTGTGATCGATGCTGAGAAGCATAAGCTGAATTACAAGCAGTCTTATGTGGACAACGGAATCGCCTCGCTCAAAGAGAAGTATCAAGGTCGAGGCCCAACCGGTCGTCTAGCTGGCGCATCAACCCTCATCTCAAGATCCGGGACTAACAGTAAAGTTCGGATTCCAGATAGAATTCCTAGGCCTGCTGCACAAGGCGGCCCGATAGACAAGGCCACAGGAAAGAAAGTCTACGTAGATACTAACGAATCCTACGTAGACAAGACAACCGGAAACACCGTCGTCAAGACAAAGGAGATTGCAAGGCTGGCCAATGTAGAAGACGCTCACACTCTGTCTTCTGGTACGCCAATCGAACGTATCTACGCCGATCATTCGAACAGTCTGAAGGCGCTTGCTAACTCTGCTCGTAAAGAGTCGGTAACAACTGGTGGTCTGACTTACTCCCCCACTGCTAACAAAACCTATGCTCATCAGGTGGCATTGCTCAAGAGTAAGCTGAACACCGCCCTCAAGAACAAGCCTCTTGAACGACAGGCGCAGCTTCTTGCCAACACCATGGTCGATGCGAAGCGCCGTGACAACCCCACCATTGAGGGAGCCGACCTAAAGAAGATCAAGGGTCAGGCTCTTGTCACTGCTCGTGAGCGTGTTGGTGCGAAGAAGCAGCAGATCACCATCACCCCTGAAGAATGGGAAGCCATCCAGGCAGGCGCTATCAGCAGCAACATGTTGTCTAAAATCCTTGACAACTCAGATCTAGAGAGAGTTAAGGAACTAGCTACACCAAGAGCTACACTTAAGATGACACCGACCAAGGTGGATCGAGCTAGGCTCATGCTCAATTCAGGTTACACTAACGCTGAAGTAGCGGACGCTCTAGGTGTAGCAGTAAGCACACTCTACGAGTCATTGGCTCAAGGAGAGTGATGGCTAACATCGATGAGCACATGCTCACAACAACAGACAATCCATGGAATCCATTCACTCACTATGATGAGTGGTATGCATATGACATGGAACAGGGATACGACACACCTGGCTTCCTAGCTCGTATAGTTAGGTTCTCTCTTGATCTATCAGATGCTGATCAGAGTCTAGCTATCGAGCAAGCGATCGATGAGATCGTTAAGGAGAACGTGCTAGGGATTTACAAGAAGATTGCGAACTCAGGAAGTTAGAAAACTTTTTGGGGTAGGGGGAGGGGTGTTCGCGAAAGACACCCCCCCTCTGCATCGCAGCTCTTTTTTGAAATTCCCCGGGGGGAGATTTCCCCACAGGTCGTTTTCCCCGCAGGCCGCTTTTGCCGGGGACACCAGGACGCCCTAACGAATCCGCCGTTTGATAGGGTTCCTACCTTCTGTGTAAGACGCACAGAAGTCCTGGTGTCTCCAGCAAAAGTTACCTACAAGTGACAAAAACTAATCTACAAGTCCTTTCAAGTGGAGGTGAAGTGCATGACTTCTGGCCGGAGAAGTGCAGGTCCCTCAAGGCCTAAGCGTCCTCCGGCCACTACGCCCGAGGCTAGAGAGAATCAGCTCATTTCTCAGGCCGTGGACCTAGCTGAGAAACAACTTCTTGATGGTTCGGCTTCAGCACAGGTGATTACGCACTATCTGAAGCTAGGAACGACACGCGAGTCTCTTGAGCAAGAAAGATTGCGCAACGAGAACGCTCTTCTCACAGCTAAGGTTAAGGCTTTGGCTTCTCAAGGTCGCATCGAAGAGATGTATGAGAAGGCTCTGGCTGCTATGCGTGATTACTCAGGCCATTCGAGCGAAGGCAACTTCGAGGACCAGGAGTCGTGATGTTCGAAACGATTGTGCTCGACATGGGTTTGGGTATGTGCATTCTCGTAGGTCTCTATATCCTTTACTTCTTCATCGATTGGGTTTGTCATGGGTGTCCAGAGAGATTTCCCTACGATGAGTCGCAGCTACACGGACCTACAACGTATCTCTGATTTCAAAGAGCGGTACAACTATCTCCGTCTTAACAGTTCTATAGGCGTGGCTACTTTCGGTTTCGATCGTTACCTGAATCAGCAGTTCTACAAGTCAACTCAATGGGGACAAGTTCGGCATCATGTAATTGTTCGAGATCGAGGTTGTGATCTAGGAGTTGAAGGCTACGAGCTCCATGACCGTATCACAATCCATCACATGAACCCTATGACGGTCCGTGACATCACGTCCGGAGAGGACTGGATCCTAGATCCTGAGTTTCTCATATCTGTCGGTCATAGAACACACAACGCCATTCACTATGGCGACGAAACACTATTGCCTAGGCCGTTTGTAGTGAGACGACCAGGCGACACCAAACTTTGGTAAGGAGATTCGTGGTTACTACTAGCCTCAACCTTTCGCCCAACCGGTACGCGGGGCACGATGGTCCAGTCACGCTGATCGGGATCCACACGATGGAAGCCCCAGAGGCTGGTACCACGGCAGAGAACGTCGCGGCGTATTTCGCCAAGTCGGCGACTCAGGCTTCGGCTCACTGGTGCGTCGACAACAACTCGCGCGTGCGCTGCGTGTACGACGACAATTCGGCCTGGGCTATGCCGCCAGCGAACGAGTATTCGCTGAACGTCGAGATGGCCGGCTACGCTGCTCAGACCGCGGTGCAGTGGGACGATGCATATTCGCTTGCGATGATGAAGATCGCAGCCCTGTGCGTTGCCGAGTGGTGCGTCAAGTACGACATCCCGGTTCGACATCTGACCACTGCACAGATCAAGGCGAGGGAGAAGGGTATTGCCGGTCACGTCGACGTCAATCGCGCCTTCCACGCCAGCGATCACACCGACCCGGGCCCGCACTTTCCCTGGGTCCACTTCCTGATCGAAGTTAAGGCTCAGGTCCAGGACCTCTCGGCGAAGATGAAGGCCCCGCACATCGTGGAGAAGGACTGCAAGTCGCTCCAGAAGTCTGTCCGCGTGACGGCTGACGGTAAGTGGGGCAGCGACACAGACAGGCACTGCGACGCGCTCATTGCGGCGACTGCTTTCGGGCACTACAAGTTCCCGAGCGGAATCAAGTTCGCTCAGCAGGTTGTGGGCGTCAAGCAGGACGGCGTCTGGGGCCCAACCTCCAAGTCAGCGATGCGGGACACGGTCAAGGCAGTCCAGAGGGACCTCGAAACCATGGGCTTCGCGCCAGGCGTCGTAGACGGCATCTGGGGTGCGACCACCAACAAGGCGTATCAGGCTGCTCGTACCGCCTGTCACGTCTAGACAAGCTGGAGAGGCCCGATGCCCACCACATCAGAGAGCATCCTTGATTCGATCAAGAAGACTCTCGGGATTGACGCAGACGATACTTCGTTTGACGTCGATGTTCTCATGCACATCAACTCGGTTTTCGGGCCTCTCCAGCAGTTGGGCGTAGGCCCGACCTCCGGGTTTTTCATCACCGACAACACAACCACGTGGACGGACTATACTCCCTCTACTCTAGTGCTTGGCCCTCTCAAGACCTACATGTACATCAAGGTACGACTGATATTTGACCCCCCGTCAACGTCGTTCGTGATTGCGTCCATGGAAAGGGTAGCGGCCGAGCTCGAATGGCGGATTAATGTCATTGCTGAGTCGACCGATACCACCGGAGCGGTCTTCCGTCCTACCTGGTGGGATCTCACAAGCCTTTCTGATTTTCCGACTGGAGCTGTCACGGGAGATCTGGGCTATGATAGCAGTTCAGGCGATATCTTCGTGATGAACGAAGTCGTTACGCCGGGGTACATGTGGGACCTTACTGGACTTTCCGATTTTCCGGATGACGCAGTCGTCGGTGAACTAGGAATTGACACGAGCACAGGCGATATCTGGAGGAAGACCTAATGGCCAAGGTACTGATAGCGAACGTGAAAGGCCCCACTGGGGCAACTGGTTCGACCGGCCCAACGGGGGCTACTGGTTCTGCTGGTGCGGCTGGTACCAACGGAACTGATGGTACTGACGGCGCCAAGGGCGATACTGGAGACACCGGCGCTACGGGTGCCGCTGGAGCGACCGGCGCAACAGGCGCAACTGGAGCTCAGGGTCCAAATGGCGGCGTGATGGACACATATATCGCGCCAAAGGTCATCGCATTGACCGACGCTTCGACAATTGTGGTCGACGCTTCTCTGGGGAACGACTTCACTGTCACTCTCGGCGGAAGTCGAACCATGGGGATTCCGAGCAACCCGCACAACGGCCAGAAGATCGAGTTCGAGTTGACTCAGGATGGTACCGGCTCTCGACTAATCACCTGGGCGTCTGGATCCGGCGGATACACGTTTGGGGGCAGCTCGGCGCCTACCCTGAACGCAACTGCGGCCGCTTCAGATGTGGTAGCCTTCCGTTACAGCTCTGGTGCTGGCCGGTGGCAGTACTTGGGTATCAGGCCGTGACCTCGTACAGAGCTTGGCCAAGCACTAGTGGTCCGGTTTCAAGTACGTCTTCTCCTAACACTCTAGTCGGTGTTCTGTTCAAGGTTACGGCTCGGGTCTGGCTAGAAGGCGTACACATCTGGGTCGCTGATGCTAACCAATCATCAGCTTCTCGTCAGTTTGCGCTGTGGCAAGTCACGGGTTCTTCCGCTGGAACGTTCGTCAAGGGCGCTGTGGCAGCATCTCCAACGTTGAACACCGGCGCTTGGACATTCTGTCCGTTCGATTCTCCGATTCCTCTGATGCCGAACATCACCTACAAGCTGGTGGTGGCTGGACCTACTGGATTTGTAGCAGCAGGCCCGTCTTCATATTTCGCTTCAGGGGCGGGCGCAGCCGGAATCACTAACGGTCCGCTTACGCTCTTCTCCAGCACATCTCCTGGCACGAATGTTGATCCGAACGGTGCTCCGCAGATGACCAACTCTGCGACACAGTCGGATCCGACGACGCATTTCCCGACCAGTTCTTCTGCGAACAGTTACTGGATCGATCCTCAGGTCACGGACACTCCTCCGACCGGAGCTTCGTACAGAATATTCCCGAGCAACCCGACCCCGAAGTCTGCGACACTTAATTCGCAGACTCTGCAGTATACGAAGGGTCTGGAAGTCTCTCTCAGTTCGTTCTGCAAGGGAAACAGGGTCTGGTTCTACTCACCACCAGGCGCAACCGCTCTCCCAACTCGGACAACTGTCTGGCGAGAATCTGATCAGCACGTAATGTTCGACAACTCGTCAGCTTCCTGGTCCGATGTTGCTGGATCTGGGTGGGTCTCGTCGTCAACGGGCGATGTAGACCTGACTGCTGGAAACTACGCAGTCGGCGTCTGGTATGGCGGAGGATCGCAATGGTTCACGGCTGTCGGAAGCTACTGGACAGGCTCTGGTGATGGCGCTTCGGGTCTCACGAATGGACCTATATCCGCGCCTAGCGATGCAGCTTCTACTCACGGTCAGGCTCCGGCAATTTCAGGATCTTACGCGTTCCTGAGCGGAGTCACCAATGCCGGAGAGAACTACTACGTTGACTTTGAGGTAACTCCAGCTGTTCAGCCAACTCAGAACGCGCTCCTGGCTCTAGGAATTATTTAGAATCGAGGTGAAATGGCAAACGATCAAGCAGTTGATGAATTCCTGGAGCACTTCGGCGTTAAGGGTATGCGCTGGGGAGTCAAGAAGGGTTCTGGGACTCCGAGAGTCGGATCTTCCGAAGATCATGTCAGAGCGACTGAGCTCAAGACCCAGGTTAAGAAAAGCGGCACAAAATCTTTGTCTAACGACGAGTTTGAAGTGCTCTTGAAGCGTCTTGGCCTTGAGACTCGGTACGACGACGTCTCCAAAAAGTCCGCTACGGCAGGCGAGAAGATTCTCAATGAGCTTCTCGGCGAAGCGAAGAACATCGGCAAGCAGGAAGCCAAGAAGTACGCGCAGGCGCACGCGGGAGACATCGCTAAGCTTCTGGTTGGACACGGCAAGCATCGCTAGTTGTAGAAAGGAGGATTGGCAATGAGTCTGTCGAACACGGCTACGCCAAAGTATTATGGTGCTTTCCGTGAGGCAGTTCTACGGGGCGAAATCCCGGTTAACCGGGAAATCTCTCTGGAGATGAACCGCATCGATGCGCTCATTGTCAATCCTAATTTCTATTACGACAGCGAAGCCATTGAAGGGTTCATCAAGTACTGCGAATGCGAGCTAACTCTTACAGACGGAAGCGATTTCCGTCTTCTAGACAGCTTTAAACTTTGGGCTGAGTGCCTTCTTGCCTGGTTCTATTACATTCAGCGGAGCGTCTACGAACCGAATCCAGACGGACCCGGCGGTCGTTACGTTAAGATGATCGTTAAGAAACGTCTGATCAACAAGCAATACCTGATCGTAGCTCGAGGCGCTGCGAAGTCTATGTACGCAGAATGTATCCAGAGTTACTTCCTGGTCGTAGACACAAGCACTACTCATCAGATCACCACTGCCCCCACGATGAAGCAAGCCGAAGAAGTGATGGCCCCATTCAGGACAGCCATCACGCGCGCAAGAGGACCCCTCTTTGAGTTTCTAACAGAGGGCTCTCTTCAGAACACAACGGGCTCAAGGGCCAATCGAGTAAAACTTGCTTCCACCAAGAAGGGTGTTGAGAACTTTCTAACAGGTTCCATCCTGGAAGTAAGACCTATGGCCATCAATAAGCTTCAGGGGCTTCGTCCTAAAGTTTCAACTGTTGACGAATGGCTTTCCGGAGACGTTAGAGAAGACGTCATCGGAGCAATTGAGCAAGGTGCCTCTAAGCTAGAAGACTACGTCATCGTAGCAACTAGCTCAGAGGGTACTGTTCGTAACGGCAGCGGCGACACAATCAAAATGGAACTAGCTGACATCCTCAAGGGTGAGTACGTTAACCCGCATGTTTCGATCTGGCACTACAAGCTGGACGCAGTTGAGGAAGTCGCAGAGCCAGAGATGTGGCCGAAGGCAAATCCTAACCTTGGGATGACTGTTTCGTATGAGACATACCAGCTGGACGTCGAACGAGCTGAGAAAGCGCCTGCAACACGTAACGACATCCTGGCCAAGCGGTTCGGGATCCCGATGGAGGGCTACACTTACTTCTTTACGTATGAGGAAACTATTCCCCATCGAAAGAGGGAGTTCTGGAAGATGCCCTGTTCAATGGGAGCCGACCTATCGCAGGGCGATGACTTCACGGCATTCACATTCCTCTTTCCGTTGGCAAATGACTCGTTCGGAGTAAAGACTCGAAGTTACATCTCGAGCCTAACGCTCATGAAGCTTCCAGGAGCCATGCGAGCCAAGTACGACGAGTTCATCAACGAGGGAAGTTTGCACGTTCTAGATGGTGCCGTGCTCGACATGATGGAAGTGTATGACGACGTCGAGCAATTTACTATAGCGAACGAATTTGACGTTCGATCCTTCGGGTTTGACCCATATAACGCTAGGGAATTTGTAACTCGGTGGGAATCAGAGAACGGTCCTTTCGGAATTGAGAAGGTTATTCAGGGTGCCAGAACAGAATCAGTTCCTCTAGGGGAACTCAAAACGCTGGCTGAAGAACGAATGCTTATTTTCGATCAGGCCTTGATGAGCTTTGCCATGGGCAACTCGATTACCATTGAGGACACAAACGGAAACAGAAAGCTCCTCAAAAAGCGTCAAGATCAGAAAATCGACAATGTCGCTGCAATGATGGATGCTTACGTCGCGTACAAACTGAACAAGGACTCATTCTGATGCAAAACCAGAAGACCACGCAGGCAGTAGTTGCCACTCAGCCGGCTCTCAACGACCACCATGGCGTCGAGCAGATCGCACTTTTCGATTCTGCCGGAAACCCGATTCCCCTTCCGCAGACCGCCGCAACCTTCTTGCTGACCGGTTACACCGCTCATGCAGTGGGCAACGTGGCCGCCGGCGACACGCTTCTCGTCGCAATCGCGAAGCTCGAGGCCAGGATCGCAGTTCTCGAGGCCTGATCAACCCGCATAAACATCTATATTTAGAAAGGGGGTGAACGTATGGCAGCTTTTAAGGACCGCCTTAAGCACGCCTGGAATGCGTTTGTGTTTCAGGAGAAGCACCCTGGAGAAGCCGAAGGGGGTCTGGATCTGGGCACATCTTACAGCTATCGTCCAGACAGAACCAGACTGAGATTCGTCAATGAGCGGTCGATCATATCTTCGATCTACACGCGAATCGGCATTGATGTAGCCGCCGTCGACATCAAGCACGTCCGAACCGATGCCGATGCACGATATTTGGAAGACATAGATAGCGGCCTCAACGAGTGTCTTACTATCCAGGCCAACATTGATCAGGGAGCCAGGGCCTTCCGTCAGGACATGGCTATGACCCTCTGTGACGAGGGCGTAATCGCGATTGTTCCTGTCGATACGACAGTGAATCCGATTACCTCTGGCGGATACGACGTTAATACGTTGCGTGTCGGCAAGGTGATGCAGTGGTACCCGAAAAAGGTGCAGGTTCGGGTTTATAATGCTGAAACCGGGATGAAACAAGACGTTATCCTTCCGAAGAGCACGGTCGCCATTGTCGAGAACCCTCTTTACTCGGTCATGAACGAGCCGAATTCCACTCTGCAGCGTCTTATCAGGAAACTTAACCTACTTGACGCTATTGATGAGCAGAGTGCTTCTGGTAATCTGGACATCATTATCCAGCTACCTTACGTCATCAAGACTCCGTCTCGTCGACTAGAGGCTGAAAAGCGGCTCAAGGAAATTGAGTTCCAGCTTAAGGACTCAAGATACGGTATCGCCTATACTGATGGCACCGAGAAAATAACGCAGCTTAACCGACCTGCCGAGAACAATCTAATGGCTCAGATCACGTATCTGACAACCATGCTTTATGGTCAACTCGGGATTACCGAAGAGATCATGAACGGTACGGCGGATGAAGCAGCTATGTTGAACTACTACAACAGAACTGTAGAGCCGATACTTGCGGCAATAACAGAAGGCATAAAGAGAACTTTCCTGACGAAGACCGCTCGGTCTCAGTATCAGTCTATTCTCTACATCCGAGACCCGTTCAAGCTTGTTCCGGTCGCAGATCTCGCCGAGATTGCAGACAAGTTCACGCGCAACGAGGTCCTTTCCTCCAACGACATGCGTAGCATTATCGGTTTCAGACCTTCGAAGGATCCGAAGGCTGACCAGTTGCTGAACAAGAACCTTCCGGCCGCTTATGGGGAACTGCCACAGAACGGCGTTGCGTTGACAAAACCGCAACTCCCTCCTAAGACAGTATTCCCACAAGTACCAGCAATACCTCAAGGAGTTGACAGTCAAAATGGTACCTGATTTCAGCGGGTACGTCACCAAGTACGGCCTGAAGTGCACTGATGGGCGAACGATTCTTGCGCACGCCTTCAAGAGCAACGATGGTCAGCAGATTCCGCTTGTGTGGCAGCACCAGCACAATGACTCGGAGAACGTTCTGGGTCATCTGATCCTGCAGCATAACGACGAAGGTGTCTACGCTCAGGGCTTCTTCAATGACACCAAGCAGGGTCAGAACGCGAAGAAGCTCGTCATTCACAAGGACATCAAGGCGCTTTCGATTTACGCCAACCAGCTGGTTCAGCAGGGTCAGAGCGTCACTCACGGCAACATTCGTGAGGGCAGTCTCGTTCTGGCTGGGGCGAACCCGGGTGCGTTCATCGACAACATCAACATCCAGCACGGTGACGGCGTCATGGAACTCGCTGATGAGGCCATCATCTACACCGGCGAAGAACTGGAGCACGCCAGCACCACTGTGCCCGGACCCAAGCGAGTCATGCCCGACAAGGCTCCAATGCCGCCAGCTTCGGACGACAGCCCGACCGTTGCCGACGTCGTCGACAGCATGACCGACCTGCAGAAGAACGTGACGTACGCTCTTATCGCGGAAGCCGTCAAGGGCTCAGCCCCAGCCAACCCCAGCAACGCAACCCACACCGATGACCAGAAGGGCGACGACTCCGTGTCCCACAACGTCTTTGACCAGTCCGATGACAACAAGAAGTCCGGCAGCACTCTCACGCATTCGGACATCAAGGGCATCTTCAACGCGGCGCACAAGTGCGGTTCGCTCAAGGATGCAGTCGACGAGTACGCCCTGGCGCACGGTATCGACGACATCAGCACGCTGTTCCCGTACGACCAGGCCGTCACCGACACCCCGGAATGGATTTCCCGGCGGATGGAGTGGGTGGCCGGCGTCCTGAGCGGTACGCGCAAGACCCCGTTCTCCCGGATCCGCAGCTGGACCGCTGACCTCACGCTCGACGAGGCCAGGGCCAAGGGCTACGTCAAGGGCGACATGAAGAAGGAAGAGTACTTCTCCGTCGCCAAGCGGATCACCACTCCGCAGACGGTCTACAAGAAGCAGAAGCTGGACCGGGACGACATCCTGGACATCACTGACTTCGACGTGGTGGCCTGGCTGCAGACCGAGATGCGGGTCATGCTGGACGAGGAGCTCGCTCGCGCCGTTCTGGTGGGCGATGGCCGTGAGGTCGACGACGCGGACAAGATCAACCCGGTCAACGTGCGCCCGATTCTGGGCGACGACGAGCTGTACGTCACCACGCTGCAGATCGATCTGGCTGACGCGTCGAGCAGCGCCGACGAGATCGTGGACGGCGTCGTGACCGGCATGCGGTACTACCGTGGCTCGGGAAACCCGATCATGTACACCACGCTTCCGTACCTGTCCAAGATGCTGCTGGCCAAGGACACCCTGGGTCGCAGGCTGTACCCGACGACCGTCGAGCTGGCGGCTGCTCTGGGCGTCAAGGCCATTGTTCCCTGTGAGGCGCTGGAGGCCACCGCCGGTCTCATCGGCATCATCGTCAACCTCCAGGACTACACCATCGGTGCCGACAAGGGCGGCCAGGTGTCGATGTTCGACTTCTTCGACATCGACTACAACCAGTTCAAGTACCTGATGGAGACTCGCGTCTCCGGTGCCATGACCAAGTACAAGGGCGCCCTGGTTGTGAAGGACTTCGCCGGTGCCGGTGGCATGCTGCCGAACCCGACGGCTCCGACCTTCGTCAAGAGCACTGGCGTTGGCACCATCCCGACCACCGCGCACGTGACCTACGTGGTCGTGGCGGCCGACGGTACCGAGGGTTCCGCTCTCACCGCCGGTGCCCAGACCGCGATCTCCGCGGGTGCCACGGTCCACTACCGGGCGAAGGCTGCGTCCACGTACTCCTTCGCGGACGACGCGAACCAGGACTGGACCTTCAAGCGCGACGCCAGCTAGGAAACTAGATGCGGTTCTCCGGAACCGTAGGCTACGCAGGAGAGAACCAGGAAGTAACTCCGGGCGTCTGGAAGGAAGTCATCACCGAACTGCATTACTACGGTGACGTCGTCCGCAATTCCAGACGCCTGGAGTCTCCTCCCGCTGGACAAACTCTCAACGATGATATTTCTGTTGAGAATTCGTTTAGCATCGTGGCTGACGCGTATGCCTACGAAAACTTCATGTCCATGCGATACGTCACCTGGTCCGGATCCACATGGAGAGTTACTAACGTGGAAGTTCGCCGGCCACGACTCATTCTCACAATAGGAGGCCTATGGAATGGGAACACGGCTTGAGTTTCAGTCAGTTCTAGAAGGCCTCCTTGGCAGCGATAACGTATATTTCCAGCCGCCAGAGAACACAGGCATGAACTATCCAGCCTTCGTCTACAATCGATTTTTCAGGGTTGAGACGTTCGCTGACAACCTTCCATATTTTGGAACCAAGCGGTACCGAGTGACTGTCATCGACGCAGATCCTGACAGTCTTTTGCCAGACAAGGTAGCTAAGCTGCCGATGACAACGTTCATTCGGCATTTCACGCTATCAAACCTCAATCATGACGTTTTTGACGTCTACTTCTAAGGAGAAGTAATGACCCAGATTGCCTGGGACACCTCTGGTGAGCGGCTGTACGAGACGGGTGTCGATCACGGCGTCCTGTACCCGCTCAACTCCACCAACGGCCTGTACGACAGCGGCGTGGCCTGGAACGGTCTCACGACCGTCACTGAGTCGCCGGCTGGTGCGGATGCCAACCCGCAGTTCGCGGACAACATCAAGTACCTCAACCTTCTGTCGGCCGAGACCTTCGGCGCGACGATCGAGGCACTGACGTACCCGGACGAGTTCGGTCCGTGCGACGGCACTGCATCGCCTGAGGCTGGCGTGAACGTCGGTCAGCAGCCGAGGCAGACCTTTGGTCTCTGCTACCGGACCAAGGTCGGCAACGACGTCAACGCGGAGCTCGGCTACAAGCTGCACCTGGCTTACGGCCTGCTGGCCTCTCCCTCCGAGAAGGCCTACGCGACCGTCAACGACTCTCCGGCGGCGGTTTCGTTCAGCTGGGCCGTGACCAGTACTCCGGTGAACGCTTCTGGGTTCGCTCCGGTCTCGCTGATCACGATCGACTCCACCCAGGTCGACGAGGACGCCCTGACGGCTCTTCAGAGTCTTCTGTTCGGAACCGTGGACGACCCGCCGTCGCTGCCCATGCCGGACGACGTTCTGGCGCTGTTCGCTGGCACCGTGACGGAAGTCACTCCGACTGCCCCGACGTTCGCTTCGAACGTCATCACGATTCCGACCGTGACCGGCGTGATCTACTGGCTGGACGGCATTGTCGCCACGCCTGGTACTCACACGATCACCGCCAACAAGGTGGTTCACGCCACTCCGGCTGCTGGCTACATCTTCAGCCCGGTGTCGGTCGACGAGTGGCTGTTCACTCACTCCTAACCACCTGACGAAAGGAGGCCAGAGAATGCTTCGGATAACTATTCCATTGACCGAAGGTTATAACGAAGAGACACAAGAATTCGATATAACCGAAGGCTTTGAATTGAAGATGGAGCATTCTCTGGCTTCTCTTTCAAAATGGGAGTGTAAGTGGGAAAAACCGTTCCTCGGTAACGATCAGAAAACCGACGAACAGGTGCGTGACTACATTCGGATGATGATCCTCGGAGAAATTCCCCCGGAGGAAACTCTCAGCAAGCTTTCTAGTCAGAACATCACCGAAATTGACACTTACATCGAAGCGAAGATGACGGCGACCTGGTTTAACGAGCCGAAAAAGCCTCCGACACGTGAGGTCATAACGGCCGAGATCATCTATTACTGGATGACTGCTCTCAACATTCCATTCGAGTGTGAGAACTGGCATCTTACACGGCTTCTGACTCTGATCAAGGTATGTAACTTCAAGAACGCGCCAACGGACAAGATGAGCCCTGCTGCGCGAGCCCAGAGTCAGAGGGATCTTAACGCACAGCGAAGAGCAGAACTCGGAACCAAGGGCTGAGAGGAGGACGGATGGCACGCATTAACTGGGATGCCAGCGGTGCGCACGTGTACGAAGCAGGCGTAGACAGAGGGGTTCTGTACGTTGGTACTCAGCCTGGAGTCGCCTGGAACGGTCTGACTTCGATCGACGAACGTCCTTCTGGCGGAGCCGCAACTCCATACTACATTGACGGTATGAAGTACCTCAACGTTCCGGCCGCTGAGGAATTCGCAGCAACCATCAGCGCATTCACGTATCCAGATGAATTTGGCGTCTGTGACGGAACTGTGCAAGTGGTTCGAGGTTTGTTTGCGCTGACGCAGCGCAGGCAGCCTTTTGGTCTTTCCTACAGGACCAAAGTAGGAAACGAGCTTGTTGGAAACAACTACGGCTACAAGATACATCTTATTTACGGAGCTCTCGCCGCTCCTTCTCAGCGAACAAACAGCTCACTTAAAGATTCGTCAGACCCGACGAACTTTAGCTGGGACATAACGACTCTTCCTCCAGCTATTTCTGGGTTCAGGAATACTTCTCATCTAGTACTCGATTCCCGTCTTGCTCCTTCGGATACACTCTCCGAGGTTGAAGATATTCTCTATGGGACCGATACTGATGCTGCCCGAATTCCAAGTCTGGCTGAGTTGGTTGCTGCATTTACAGGGTTTACTGTGACCGATAACGAAGACGGAACGTTCACCGTAACCGGTCCAAGTGATTCTGTTGAAATGCTGGATTCGGATACATTCCAGATAATTTCCTCAACAGCCACGTTCATCGACAGCGACAGTTACACTCTCGCGTCTGCATAAGAAAGGAGATATGGCGTGGCTACCATTACCGGCCTAACTTCAGCCAGAACTCTTGAGCTTCTAGCTCAAAAGATCGCTCATGGAGAACTGGTCATCAGCGTCGGAAACACCGACGATCTATTGAGCGAACTGAGTACAGCACCGCCGGGATCTACGATCTATCTGATCCCCGGAGTAACGTTCGAGCCAGATCAGCCTCTGATTATCCCCCCGCAGGTTACCTTGCTGGGTAATCACGGCGGTCATCTGGACGATGTCACTATGTCTGTGATTAGTCCCACGGCAGACTTCTCCGGTGCAGCTGTTATCTTGTTTGTCGACCAGGCGACTGGTGGATATTCACAACTGAGCGCTGAACAACGTATCGAAAAAGTTTCGATTGACTGCTCGAGGCTGACTGGTTCCACAATTGACGGAATTCAGTCGCAGGGCCTTGTCCACGGAGTCTACCTGGAAGACGTTCAGGTCAAGAATCCGCCAAACCATGGCCTGGGCACGGTTTCGAACAGCTCTGGTGTGGCGTATTCGTGGCGTAGTACTCGCCTGCACGTCTCTAACCCGGGCGGCATCGGTATCACGGCGAGTATGACCGACGCTACATGGATCGACTGCGAAGCTATCGGAGCGGTTACGTATGGCTGGTACACCGGTGGAGGGGCTAACTCCGTCTTCATTGGATGTCGTGCGGAATGGTCCACGCTTGACGGCTTCGAATTCGGAAGCGGCTCAGGCACTGGGCAGGGCTCTGGAGGCCCAACATTCATCGGTTGCAGCACCGACAGAAACGGCCACAACGGCGTATCGTTCCCAAGCGGAGCAAACGGGAATGCTCCAGTAACCTTTATCGGTTGCACGTTCCGTCGCGACGGTAAGGCGAGTACGAGCGCAGGATACGCCGGGATCAATATCAACGGATCGACCGAACCCATCACCATTACGGGATGTCAGATTTATCCCGGAACTGATGACGACGGTACCGGCAATGCGAGTCCGCAGTACGGAATTTCGGTCACTGGGGCTACGTCAGTGTCGATCGGCGGCGTCCACGCTCATGCGATCAGTGAGGGGATTCACGATGGAGGATCCAACACTCGATTCGCTCGAGGCCTCAACATCACTGAGCGGACTGGGACAACGAGTAGCCCAACTACGGTCGCTCGCGGTCTTCAGGCGTACGGAACAAATGGAGGTTCTCTCCACGTTCCAGAACATCTGGCTGGTATTCCGACTCCACGCGAGCATAACCTGGCAGCATGGACGTATCCGATGGAGCACATTCAAAGCGGAAAAGCCGGAGTTGCTGGAACGCTGTATTTGTCGTCCCTTTCTATTCCCAGACCAGTTGCCATAACGAAACTGGCTTGGGGAATCAACACTGCTGGTTCCGGAGTAGTTTCTGGGCAGAATTTCATCGGAGTATATGCGGCCGATGGAACACGGGTAGCCAGACTGGGCGTTGACGCTCGAGTTACCACTACTGGCGGCTGGGAAGATACGATCAGCTCTCTTGGTCTAGTTCCAGGAGATTACTGGTTCGCTTATCTGTTCAATGCTACAACCATGCCTCAGATTTATCGTGCCGGAGACCTCAGCGCAAGCATCATGAACCTTGGTCTCACAACAAGTACTCTCCGGTTCGCAACGAACGGAACAGGACTGACCGATCTTCCGACCAGCCTTACTCTTGCCAGCAATGTAGCTGCCCAGTTCAGCTATTTCGGAGCCTTTGCAGAGTAGCCGAAAGGAGTCTGATGGCGTATATCACACTGAAAGGCTCCTTCAAAAACACTGATGCCTTTCTCCAAAAAGCCTCGAAACTGAACATCATTCCAGTACTAGAGGCTTATGCTCGACGAGGCGTAGAAGCTTTGGCTTCAGCAACTCCGGTTAGATCTGGGTTGACCGCCGATTCATGGGGTTACGAAGTTACGAAGTCTGGGGGAACATATTCTATCACCTGGACTAACTCCAACGTGGTTGACGGAGTTGCTGTGGCCATCCTTCTGGAATTCGGGCACGCGACTGGTACTGGCGGATACGTGCAAGGTGAAGATTACATCAATCCGGTTCTGAGACCCATATTTGAACAGATCGAAAACGACGTTTGGAAGGCGGTGACTTCAGCATGAGCAGTACCATTGACGAAAAAATCGTAGCGATGAACTTTAAGAGCAGTGAGTTCGTCAAGGGCGTCGAAGAGACCATATCTGCTCTTTCAAAGCTGAAGAGCGGCCTTAATCTCAAAGGTGCAGAAAAGGATCTGTCGGATCTAGACAGCGCAGGAAAGCATTTCTCGCTGTCAGGAATCGGATCCTCACTCGAGGCTCTGTCGTCGAAGTTCAAGGCGATGAGTATCATTGGGATTACGGCTCTGACGAACATCGCTAACCGAGCCGTAAATGCTGGAATTAGCCTCGTTAAGTCGTTCACGATCGACCCGATCAAGGCTGGTCTTGATGTTTACGAGACCAAGATCAACGCGATCCAGACGATTCTTGCCAACACTGAGGCTGCTGGAACGACCCTCAAGCAGGTTACGGCTGCTCTGAACCAGCTTAACGTCTACGCCAACAAGACCGTATACAACTTCGGTCAGATGGCGAAGAACATCGGCACCTTCACGGCCGCCGGCGTTAGTCTGAAGACCTCAGTCTCGTCAATTAAGGGTATCGCCAACCTTGCGGCTCTGTCTGGCTCGAGTGCGGAACAAGCTTCAGGTGCGATGTACCAGCTTTCACAGGCTATCGCTACCGGATCTCTGAAGCTTCAGGACTGGAACTCAGTAGTCAACGCTGGTCTTGGCGGGAAGACCTTCCAGAATGCCCTGATCGAAACCGCCAGGGTTAACGGCGTTCAGATCGACAAGATCCTCAAGAAGAACCACGGTTTCCGGAACTCTCTGCAGCAGGGCTGGCTTTCCGCCAACATTCTGACTCAGACTCTGGACAAGTTCACTGGTGATCTGAGTGCCAAGCAGCTGAAGACTCTCGGTTATACCGAGAAGCAGACCAAGGCAATTCTGAAGCAGGGTCAAGCGGCAGTTGACTCAGCGACCAAGATCAGAACAATCACGCAGCTGCAATCAGCTCTTCGTGAAGAAGTAGCAACAGCCTGGTCTCAGGTCTGGGAAGCCATCATTGGCAACATCGGAACTGCTACTTCGCTTCTGTCGCAGGTGCACAGTACGCTCGAAAACGCGTTCACCAACCCTCTCAAGGGCCTAGCCAAGCTTCTTGAGCAGTGGGACAAGATCGGTGGACGCGCAGTCCTTATTGCTGCAGTTACAAACGCCTTTAAGGCCTTGGGAGCTATTCTAAGTCCTATCGCCAAGGCTTTCAGGGACGTCTTTCCTCCTGAAACTGCAGAAGATCTGTTTAAGATCACGCAGTCCATAGAGCAGTTCACTGAGAAGCTCAAAATAGGAGCCCAGAACAGCGAGGATCTCCGTAAGACATTTGACGGATTGTTCTCTGCCGTCAAGATCGTGTTTGATGTCATCAAGGGACTCGGTTCTTCGCTGGGTCAGGTGTTTGCAGCAGTAGACCACGGAAGCGGAAGTTTCCTTGGCTTGACTGCACGCATTGGTGACTTCCTTACGAATCTGAGGCAGTCGATAGAGTCCGGAAACGGTCTCGCGAAAGTCTTCGACTTTCTAGGGAAGGTTCTAGCGGCTCCGGTAAAGCTCCTGTCGCTTGCCGCTACTGCTCTGGGTTTCCTCTCAGACCAGGCGAGCAAGGCTCTTAAGGCTATCTCGCCGTTTGTGCACCAGATTGTTGGCGAGTTCGGAAACCTTGCAGGAGCAATCGGCGATGCGATCAAGAACGGCGATTTCAGCAGCGTTCTGACGATCCTCAACCAGGCATTGTTCGGCGGCGTGCTTCTGGCTGTCCGAAACTTTATCTCCAAATTCGGTAAGAGCCTCGGTGGAGCCGGTAAGAAGAGCATCCTTGACACAATCAAGGAAACCTTCGGCGGGCTGCAAGAGACTCTTGAGGCCATGCAGACTAACCTTAAGTCTGGCACTCTGCTCAAGATTGCTGGAGCTGTAGCACTACTCACAGCTTCAGTTGTGGCGCTTTCGCTCATAGATCCAGCAGCACTGGGTAAGAGTCTGGCTGCAATCACGGTGATGTTTACTCAGCTTCTTGCTGGGATGGCCGTCATCGAGAAGGTTTCAACTACGGCTGGAATCGTCAAAATGGGAGTCGTTGCGGCGGCTCTGAATCTTCTCTCAACCTCGGTTCTGATTCTGTCAGCGGCTGTAGCGATTCTTGCTCAGTTCAGTTGGCAGCAGCTGGCCAAGGGTGTTGGTTCTGTTGCGGTTCTGCTCGGAACTCTTGTTTCTGCAGTACTCCTCTTGTCGGGAGACAACAAGGGACTTATCTCTGCGTCGATTGCTATCAACGCTATTGCCGTAGCGATGAATCTTCTGGCGCTTGCCGTCGGTACTCTTGGGAAGATGGATATTAAGACGCTCGCTAAGGGTGTCGGAACCATCGCAGCTCTTCTTCTGGTTATTGCCGGGTTCAACAAGATCGATGGCGGAGAGAAGCTTATAGCAACTGCCGCAGCGATGGTTATTCTGGGCGCAGCTTTGAACATCATCGCCCAGGCTATCAAGACGCTTGGAGCTCTCTCAGTCAAGACGCTGGCTAAGGGCGTCGTAGCTATAGCAGGGGCACTTGTGCTCATTGCCGTAGCCATGAACCTTATGCCAGAAGACATGTTCGTCACAGCAGCTGGTCTGCTGATAGTGTCTGAAGCCATTACCATCCTGGCTAAGGCTCTTGAGAGCATGGGAGGGATGTCCTGGAGTGAGATAGCTAAGGGTCTTGTTACTCTTGGTGCAGCGCTAGTGGTAATTGCTGCAGCGACAATTCTGATGACCGAAGCCCTACCAGGGGCCGCGGCACTGCTTGTCGTAGCAGGAGCACTGGCAATTCTGACTCCGGTGCTTATTGCACTGGGCTCGATGTCCTGGGAGAGCATAGCTAAGGGTCTTGCGACACTTGGAGGCGTGTTCCTCGTCCTGGGAGCAGCGGGCCTGCTCCTTGCGCCACTTGTCCCTGTTCTTCTGGGGCTAGGGCTTGCTATAACGCTACTTGGCGTTGGCGTCCTCGCAGCTGGACTAGGTGTAGCTGCATTCGCAGTTGCTTTCACAGCGCTGGCGCTTGCTGGATCTGCGGCAATTGGCGTTCTTATCGGAGCCATCAAGTCCTTCGGAAGCATTATTCCCGAGCTTGCTACTGACGTAGGCCAGGCGATTGTCGCTCTTGCTGGCGTTATTGCCACAGGAGGTCCCGCTATCGCTTCGGCGATTGCTGCGCTTCTTACAGCACTGCTCGACGCTATCATCAGGGTTGTTCCAAAGGCCGCTAAGGCAATAGGAGTAGTCCTTGATGCGATTCTAGGAATTATTCCGAAGTACGCTCCGAAGATCATCAACAAGGGTCTTGACCTGATTCTTGGTCTGCTTAATGCGATCTCGAGTCATATTCCGAAGTTCGTTACTGCCGGAGTCAACATCGTTGTTGGTCTTCTGAACGGAATTGCCAAGAACGTCGGAAAGATGGCGACGGCAGGTACTAATATCATCATCGCCTTCATTAATTCCATCGGTGCTGCCGAGCTCCGGATCACCAAGGCAGCGGCCAACATGATCATCACACTGATCAACGGTCTTGCTGCCGAGATTCGTCGTGACTCTCCCAGGCTTGGTGCTGCTGGAGGTAATCTTGCCTCAGCTATCATTCAGGGTATGGTCACTGGTATCGGCGCGGGAATCGGATCCATCATATCTGCGGTGGAAGGGATGGCTCAAAGCGCACTTGATGCAGCCAAGAAGCATCTCGGAATCAACTCCCCGTCAAAGGAATTCGCCAAGATAGGCGACTCTGCGCCCGAAGGATTTGCGCTGGGCGTTGACCGCTCTAGTGGTCTAGTTGAAGACTCTGTGAAGAGGGTCGGCAAGACTGCCATCAGTATTCTCAGCGATAGCCTGGCCGGAATTGGCGACCTTGTAAACGACAACGTTAATCTGCAGCCTACGATCACTCCGGTGATTGACCTTACGCAAGCCAAGGCCGGTTTCAATTCCCTGGCGAACATGTCTAAGGCGCAGATAATTGCAGCGAGTTCGTCAAGCTCGATTGCTTCGTCTATATCCGCAGACAATGCGGCTGCTGCGAACGAAATTACCTCCGCGGGTAATTCTGGAGGAACAAGTCTTACGTTCCAGCAGTTTAACAACTCGCCAAAGGCCTTGTCGACTGCCGAGATTTACCGCAAGACTAACAACCAACTATCCGTCGTGAAGGGAGCGCTTCCGAAGTAATGCTCACTAAACTCGAGATTCAGAACATCCGAAGTGACACCCTTGCTCTCCCGTTGCAAGATGTCTCCGGCGGATATGTTGTGAAAGAAATTGGTGGACTGGACCCCGTCAACGCTACGCTAACGTCTTCATCGACGGCGCAGGTTGACGGGGCTCAGCTCCAATCCTCCAACAGAGAGACCCGCAACATCACACTCAAGCTTGGTCTTGAGCCGGATTTCTCGCCAAACAACGACGACGTTCGTAGCCTTAGGTCTGGGTTGTATGAGTATCTCATGCCTAAGGCCAACGTCGTTCTCAAGTTCTACAACGATGACATCCTGTTCGCCGTAACTGCAGGGACGGTAGAAAGTTTCGAGAACAGCATGTTCTCAGCTGATCCTGAGGTGAACGTATCTATCATCTGCTGGGATCCGGACTTTATTGCTCCGGAGGATGCTCCGAGTAGTGGAAGCACGGTTTCGACAACCACTACAACGACTATCGCATATACCGGTACGACTGAGGCAGGATTCATATTTACCCTCAACGTGAACCGGACGTGTGCTGGATTCACTCTATACGTCACGCATCCAGACAACACTCAGCAGAAGTACGACGTAGTGACTTCCCTGCTGTCCGGAGACGTTGTAACTGTTACTACGATTCCAGGCTCGAAGTCGATTATTCTTACCAGAGCCGGGGCGTCGTCGTCCTTGCTTGGTGCTGTTACGACCGTTTCCGTCTGGCCAAATCTAACCAAGGGCGACAATCTATTCAGGGCCTTTGCCTCGGGTGCAGCGATCCCGTTCACCATGTCGTACACACCTAAGTACGGTGCTCTATGAGCGAATTCCAGCTTTGTACTCTAAGAAGCTTCACTAAGACCGACGTCATTGAAAGCTGGCAGTCCCTTATCTGGACAGAAAGATATTCGGCGTGGGGGGACTTCACACTCGTGATTCCCTCAACGCCGAAGTCTCGAAAGCTTCTGACAAACACAACTCGACTTGCTCTTAACCAGTCGAATCGTGTTATGGTGATTGAGACTTTGACGGACGCTATCGATGACGATGGTGCCAGAATGCTGACAGCCACAGGACGTTCATTCGAGACCATTCTGGAAGATCGAGTTGCTATGCCGGCCGTTGCGTCACTTACGGCAACGCCAAAGTGGGTTCTTACTGGTATTCCTGGAGACATAGCAAGACTCATATTCACAACAGTATGCGTCAGCCACTCGATCAATGTCGGAGACGGCATTCCTGGATACACTTCTGGAACTTTGCTTCCTCACGGTTCAATTCCAGAGCCAGCAGATGTTGTGACCATAAGCCTGGATCCTGCTACGGTTTACACCTCAGTGAAGGCCGTATGCGATGTTTACAATCTGGGATTCAGGATCGTCGTGGATTTCAATACCTCGAAGACATATTTCGAGGTCTACACTGGCGAAGACAGAACGTCTGATCAGCTTCTCAATGAGGCCGTCATATTCAGTAAGGATCTTGACAACTTCAAGGATCAGACGATCTTGCAGTCCACAGCGAACGTCAAGAACGTCGCTTACGTTTATGCACAGAACGGAGCGCTCGCTGTATACGCTCCTAATACGTCAACGACGGTGAATGGCGCAACACGAAGAGCTCTGTATGTAGACGCCAGCGATATCGACACCGCTGCTGGTTCAGCGCTCACACTACAGCTGACTCAACGAGGCCTTCAGGAGCTTAGCCAGTACCAGAAGGTCTACATGTTCGATGGACAGATCTCTGAGTACAGCAAGTACGTCTACGGAGTCGACTACAACCTCGGCGATATTATCGAAGAGCGAGACGATGACGGAAATGCTGCTCAATTGCGTGTCACTGAGCAGATATTTGTGTCTGACGCCGAGGGCGACCGGTCTTACCCGACTCTGTCGCTCAACACGATCGTAACTCCTGGCACCTGGGCTTCCTGGACGCCTGGCGAGACGTGGAGTGAGCAGCCGCCCACCGAGTTCTGGGCTAACGCACAAGACACCTAAGGAGGTGCACAATGGCCATTGGAGACGATGCAGCCGCCGCAGGGTATCCGCTTGTTCCCGATACCGGCCCTGGCGGAGAAGTCAGTGCTGGCGCGCAAGAGATCAACCGTACGCGAGACATGGTCGCGGAAGTGAAGGCTCTTATTCCTTCTACCTGGCCGGTACCGAACGGCGGAACTGGTTCTTCAACAGCCTCAGGGGCTCGAGTGAACCTGGGTATCTCCTCAGGGACTGCTGCTCCGTCGGATGCTGTTGGCGGAGCCGTGAACGGTAATATCTATTACAAGATCATTACCTAGTCATGCCGGGTATTGGCGGTGATGGTGGGTCAGGAGCTTCAAACCCAACCGTAACTAAGACGGTTCTGGTAAGCAGTTCAGCTCGACTCACCATCACCATAAATCAGCTAAACCAGAATCAGGCAGCGAATACGTCGCAGGTGCAGGTTATAGGAACTCTGCACAACGACTATACGGCCAGAGTCGACTCAGACGGTTCTGTCTCGAGAGAGGTCACGGGCGTATTCTCCGGCATCGCGCTGGGCAATTTCACTTTCAGTATCGCTGCCGGAGCCAAATTCGACTTCATCAACGTTCTGTTCACGGTTCCGCATGATGCTGACACTGGGTACAGGACTGCCGAATTCACGATTCACTACGGCGACACCGGAACAAACGTATTTGGCAAGAACAAGTCTGCCAATGCGAGTCTCACCCTTGACCGGATTCCGATAGCTCCGAGCGCTCCGGGCCACCCTATCGCCACGAACCTTACGCCAAGTACTGCTGACTTGGCATGGACCTCGCCCGTAGACAATGGCGGATCAGTAGTCGTGAACTACAAGATCCACTATTTGGACACTAACACTGGGCACTCTGCAGTCGCCAACACGAACGATAACGGCATTAAGCTAACCCTTACGGATCTTATTCCGGCGCACACATATACCTTCTTCATCGTTGCCGAGAACACGTCGGCCGCGAAAACATCAGGGCAATCGCCAGACGGAGCTTTCACCACGCCCGGCGGAGGCTATATTCGCTCTGGTGGTACGTGGAAGAAGGCTGTGCCTTACGTTAGGACCGGTGGAAAATGGTTGCTGGCTGTGCCGTACGTTCGTTCAGGGGGTGTGTGGAAACTCCTCGAATAGGTCCTGCATATTTACCTAGTGAAAGAACGGAGCGAGGTGAAGTGGTTTTCGATTCTGCGTCAAATTATCCGAGACGTCGTGGGGATGGGTTTCGGAGCGTGGATCATCTGGAAGCAAGTCTATTCGGTGACGCCGAACGTCTATCTGGCGCTGATTGGATTCGGTTGTATGTATCCCTCGGCAAGATCGGCCGTCATCTCACTGTTGTCCGTGCCTGTGCAGTCCTCGCAGTCGTCTCCGCCTCAGGAGGGGCCGCCGTCGAAATCCTCGCACGAGGGGGGCATTGGTGAGGGAACGTAAGGCCTTCGTCGTGCTGGCCGTCATGATGGTCGTTCTCGCGGTTTTTTGCATATTGTTCTCGATTCAAGAAGTCAGCAATAGCGACCACAAATTCTGTCAGCTTGTTACAGCGTCACTAAAGGAATCGCCAGTGCCTACAAAGCCGGCCGATCCAAAGCTCCATCCAAGTCGTGAGAGACTCTATGACAACTACGAAATTGTCGTGCACCTAGGACACTCTCTCGGCTGCCTGTAACCCTATTCATACGGAGAGAAGTATGAAACTCAGCAACAAGACTTACAACGTGCTCAAGAGCGTAGCCCTTGTGTGGCTGCCCGCCCTCACCGGATTCTACTTTGTCCTTTCCGGAATTCTGGGGTTCACGCACACGGCACAGGTCATGACGTATCTTACGGCGATCGACACGTGCCTCGGGATTCTTCTGAAAGCCTCGACGGACTCGTACAAAGCCAAGCAGCCTTCTGACGGCCAGATGGTGGTGGATACGTCGAATCCGCTAAAGGACACGTTCACGCTGGCGCTCGATATTCCGGCCAGCAGCATCGCGGGCAAGGACAAGCTGGTTCTGGAAGTTACACAGGCGGATAAGACTCCGGCGAAGGTCTAATCGCGAGGAAAACACGTTGTATAATGAGAAGCTGCCGAAAGGACAAACGTGTTTTCCACCAAGAAGACCATGCCCGATTCAATTGCCCTCGATCAGGAGATACAACGTCTCCTCACTCAGATGTCCACGACCGATGGATATTCCGTTGAGTACACCGAGATGGTGAAGAACCTCGGAGCCCTGTATGAGGCTAGGAACACAATTTCCAAGCCTTGTATCAGCTCTGACGCATTCTACACCGTCGCCGGTAACCTCCTCGGGATCCTCATGATCCTGAACTCCGAGCGAGCGAACGTCATCACCTCGAAGGCCATTGGCTTCGTCATGAAGCCCAAGGTTTAACACCCAGCCCAAGAGCATTACTCAAGTAGAGGCCCCGTTCAGACACTAAACCGTCTGTTCGGGGTTTCTATTTTTACATGCTCTATCAAATTTTCCCGGGGAGGAATTTCTGGACAAACCTCGCAGGAATTACACGGTATATAGTGAAGAAGACAATACAATCTGTTGGACGTGAAAATCGTCTGTCTTCTAATTTTTCGAACGTCGCATGAAAAACATGTCCTATAATGAACCCCTACGAAAGGCATATCCATGTCTGAGATCAAGACCATCGCAACTCTGACTGATGAAGAGATCAGCGAGCTTGACAAGAAGCTGGGCCGGAAGATCATCATTAACAAGATCATCATTCCCGTCGCCACCACCCTTGTCCTGCACGTTGTCACCAACATCATCATCAAGAAGCTCGATAAGTCGGACAACTCCGCCTGATACCCCAACTAGAGAATTAAACTATTAGACCCCAACACGGTCTATTAGTTTTCGTGCGTCGCAAGAATCGCAGGGGCTATAACGAACCACCTACTTAAGGAGACCCCGTGAACGACATCAAAGCCAAGCTCAAGCAGGCTTGGGACGAGAATCCGCTCGCACTCATCGCAGTCCTAGCTGTAGCAGTAACCGCTGCTTCCAAGCTGATCGACTCCGTGAGTTCCGCGAACAACTCCCGCGCCTGGCAGAAGGAAGTCAACCGCCGAGACCGGAACAGCCGCAAGTAACATTCAAACCAAAAAGCCCCTAACACGGGCTTTAGGTTTTTCTCGGGCGAAGCCTCGCAAGTTTTACCTGCCCTATAATGAACCCGTCACACCCTACGTCTGTTAGGAATCCACATGACTGACCTCACCCCCGAGACCGAGACCAAGCCCTCGACCAAGCGCAAGTTTGCTGCCGCCACCGCCACCGCGGTCGTCAGCATCGGCGTGACCGTCCTGGCCAACCTCGTGACCGAGGCCGTCACCACGAAGATCCAGAGCAAGATGAACAAGGAGACCACGGAGACCACTGAGGAGTAATCCTCCTATGAGACTATGCATCCAACGCATGGTCTCATATTTCTTTCGCGAACAAGACAATGGAAGGGAACGTATGCAGACCGATAGATTTATATCTGTCATCAGTCGAGCACTTAAGGACAACGCCCCGTCGATCCTGTCCGGAATCGCCATCACTGGTGTCATCGGAACTGCAGTTCTCGCCGTCCGGGCCACACCTAAGGCCCTTGCCGAACTCGAGGTTCTGGAGGACGTCGATCCTCCAACCGTCAAGGAGAAGGTGGCAGTTACCTGGAAGCTTTATATTCCAGCGGCACTTACGGGCGCGGCGACCATCGCCTGCATCGTCGGCGTCAACGCAATCGGGGCTCGACGTAACGTCGCTCTCGTTGGTGCTTACACACTGGTCGACACGGCCTTCCGGGACTACAAGGAGAAGGTCCTCGAGGAGATCGGGCCGAACAAGGAACAGAAGGTCAGAGAAGCAGTGGCTCAGGAGCGCATTGAGAGCAATCCTGCATCCACTGCGCAGGTCCTCATTACGCGTGGCGGAGAGATGCTTTGCTTCGACTCCTTCACCGGTCGCTATTTCATGAGCGATATAGAGGCAATACGAAAGGCAATGAACGATGTCAACGCCAGCATCTTCGCCAACATGTACGCCCCCCACAACGAGTTTTACGAGCTTCTTGGCCTGGAGCAAGTGGTTGTCGGCGATGAAGTGGGATGGAGCATCGACAACCGCATGGAGCTCACATTCAGCTCACACCTCTCAGACGACGGAAGGCCCTGCCTTGCAGTCAACTACGTACGTCTTCCACGGGCCGACTACGGAAAGTACTAGCTGGATCCGAAGGCTGTTCCCGTCGCTGGGATCTTTCATATTCTGGCTGATCTGGCCGTGGATCATGATGAGGCTCACTCAGCTGGCCGCTGCGATGGTCGGGAAGAGGCTCTCCAAGCAGGACGCCGAGGACCTCAAGAGCGGATTTGCTAAGGTCACGCGCAGCATCGCCAAGGCCCGGCCGTCCACCGAAGAGCCGGAGACCGCTCCAGAGCGAAAGATATTCACCCGCAACGTGTTGGTCGGTACCGCCATCGTCGTCGGGATCGGCGCCATATCCGCAACCGCAGCAGTCATCACAACTAAGGCGGTCCTCCGGAAGCTCTAGAACTAGTCCAAGCCGATACGAGCGAGACCATATTCAGCCCCCAGGAGTATGGTCTCTTTTATCCAGTCATCAGTAACAAGGAGTATTAGTAAATTGACCGCCGTTCAGCCCCCTGCCCCTGCCGCTGAGGTCCCCTTCATCGCTGCGGTTCCTTCTCCGGCCACGATGGCAGCCGCCGCTGTCAAGGTCACGACGGAACCTGTCGCCAAGCCGGTGACTATCAAGGTTTCAAGGCCGAAGAAGTCTCAGGTGACTCTGGATGAGGCCCAGCGTCAGGCAAAGCAGCTCGTGGTGGATAACTACAACGCCCATCACGACACGGCCAAGACTCCGCAGATGACGACGGAAGCCGTCCAGATCGTCTGGTTCACCTACACACTGGGGAACTGGAAGGCCATCGTCTCGCCGGTCAACTTCAAGGGCATGCTCTGGGAAGTGACGTACAACTTCAACCGGTCCGAGGCGTACATCGACGTCTACCGGAAGCTCAACAACGTGGTAATCGCTTACTAAGGGAGCGTCATGATCAAGCAAACCGTCACCTACATGGACTTCAACGACCAGATGGTGACCGAGGATCTGTATTTCCATCTGTCGGCGAAGGAGCTCACCGACGTCCCTGTTGAAGGGGAAGGCGATCTCCGTACCAGGCTGATGAAGGTTCAGGATTCGAATGACATTTCGATGGTCATGCGGACCTTCCACGGCATCATCCTGGAGGCCTACGGGACTCGTTCCGAAGACGGTCGCGGCTTCGTCAAAACGGTCGAGCAAAGGGAGAAGTTTGCGTGTTCTCTTGCGTTCGATGCGCTCTTTGCTGAGCTGATGACGCATCCGGACACCATCGCTGGGTTCGTCACCGGCATCATTCCGAAGGTGCTCATGGATGCTGTGGCAGAGGTCGAGGGACAGCCCGCGAAGTCCAAGGAGGACGAGGTTCCCTGGGCGCATCGCCGGCCGACGAAGTCCGAGCTCCAAAAGATGTCCAAGGCTCAGATGATCGACGTGATGCAGGGCAAGACCGGTGTTCCGCCAGACGAGGAAGAGGACGTCCCGGCCTAGCCATTTTCTGGAGGGGGTTCCCACGGCCTGGCTACCTCAAACGACAACAAGACTCTGTGCCCTCCATTCAGTTAAGGATGCGTATGCCTGAATACATGGAAGTTGAGAACGGAGCAGGCCGCACTAACCTCAGGCCTGTGAACTATCCCGCCAACTCGAAGAAGTCCAAGGAAGCTCCTCCGGAGAAGAAGGTCGACCAGGTCACCACAGGAACTGTAACTCAGCGCAAGAGGCCTCTCGCTAGCAAGGTTGGCGGGAACTTCGTCAGTGAGGGTTTGCAGTCGGTCGCCCAGTACGTATTTCTGGAGGTCCTGGTCCCCGCGGCCAAGAACATGATGTCGGACGCGGTGAGTCAGGGAGTGGACCGGTTCCTCTTCGGAGATTCGCGAGGTCGGAGCTCAGGCACTCGCCCGGGATACACCAACTACAACCGTGCAACGAATCCGTCTTCGTCATATTCTGCCCCCCGCGAACTAAGCCGGCAGTCCAGGGCGACGCACGACTTCGATGAGATCATCCTCGCCACAAGAGGAGAAGCCGAAGACGTCATTGACAACCTTCGGAACCTGGTCGATCAGTACCAGACTGCTACTGTCGCCGACTTGTACGATCTGGTCGGGATCACCGGCAGCTTCACAGATGCCAAGTGGGGCTGGGACGATCTCAGAACCGCCAGCGTCCGTCATATCAGGAACGGATACCTGGTCGTTCTGCCGAAGACCCAGCCGATCGACTGACGTGTCTATCAGCATGATGCGCGAGCAGCTTATACAGAGATACCCTTACAGCAAAACTTGGGTGGCTCGCGTTAAAAAGATGCCTGACAAGCAGGTATACGCCATATTCATGAGACCTATTCGAAAGAGAGCATTATCATGAGCGTCTACGCAAGAATCGTCCTGACCTGTATCGCTGGCCTTACGCTGGCTGGAGTGGTCATCGCACTCGCCTTCGTCAACTCTTCCGCCCAGAGCGACCAGCCAGCGGCTTCTGCACAGCCGTTCGCACCGACGACGGTTAACCACAAGATGGAGACCCCGCACTACGTGCAGTTGCCGCCGTGGGCCAAGGTCGTCGCTGAGCAGCTCAAGTGCAAGGACTTCAAGGAGCTCGGAGCACACCTGAACGCGGGCGTCATCGACTCCGGCTCGTGCTGGATGCACGGTCAGAAGTACGCGATCGACACTTTCGCTTCCAAGCGCGTGAGGGATCGCTGGCTCCAGATGGCCGAGCCGTATGGCGTCGTCCCGCTGTGGATGACCAAGACGTCGGTCACGTACAAGTCCGTCGCCTAACTACACGCGTCCAACAACTTCTCGCAAAGGATATTTGAGAACCATGAATCTGTCGCTAGTTGCCACTCGGGCACTCGGTAAGTCCGAGTTGTTCATGAAGAGGAATGCGCCCGCAATCCTCACCAGCATCGGCGTCGCTGGCTTTGCCGCCACCACGGTGCTCGTGGGCAAGGCTGTCCTGAGGTCCCAGTCGGTGATTGGCGACATGAAGGACGACGTTGACCGCATCGGAGTCAAGCCCGTCGACGACGACTACACCGCCAAGGACCAGGCCAAGGAAGTCGCCCAGGTCTACGTCCGGCGCAGCGTCGAACTCCTGAAGATCTACTCGCCGGCCATCATGGTTGGCTCTGCGTCGGTGCTCTGCATCCTCACTTCCAACGGCATCATGCGCAAGCAGCGTGCTGGCCTCATCGCGGCCTACACGGCTCTGGACAGCGGCTTCCGGGCGTACAGGACCCGCGTGGAAGAGGAGGTCGGTCCTGAGCGAGAGCTCGATATTTACCGAGGGGTCCGACGGGCTTACGTCGAGGGTGAAAACCCGGACGAGGTTCAGGCGTGTCTCATCGAGCGCTACGATGATGTCATCCCTTCGGTGTACGGTCGGTTCTTCGACGAGTCGAGCCCCAGCTGGAGCAAAACTCCGGAGTACAACCTTACGTTCCTGAAGGCGCAGGAGCGGTTCGCAAACGACAGGCTGAGGACGCACGGCTTCGTGTTCCTGAACGAGATCTACGAGGCTCTCGGCCTGAAGCGTTCGCAGGCAGGCCAGATCGTCGGCTGGAAGCTCGGAAGTGGCGGGGACGATTACATCGACTTCGGCATCTACGACATCACCGACGAGTGTAACCGAGCGTTCGTGAACGGCATCGAGCGCACCGTCTTTCTCGACTTCAATGTCGACGGCATCATCACGATCGACTAGGTGAAGGGAATGATTCACAATGCCACCACTACCGTCGGTATCGCTGTTGCTAGTTGTGGACTGGGTTTTGCTCTTGGTGTGCTGTGTTCTCGCCGGATTCATGTTCGAGAACTGGAGGAGCAGATCGCAGACGTCAAGGCGCACTATCAGCATAAGTCCGAGCTTCGGCACCCTGACGATCAAGGCCACGAAGGGGAATCCCCCATGGGAGATCCTGACTGGGATGACGGAGCCGAGGAGGCCGACGAAGACGAAGTGGGCAGTTCCTCTGCCCTAGTCCCCAGCGAACGCGACACGACGAAACCGTACATCATCTCGCTCGACGAGTTTTCCGAAGAGCACAACATGGACTACCAGAAGCTCACCCTCAAGTATTACGAAGAGGATGACGTCCTTGCTGACGAGAGAGATCAGCCTATATCTAACCCGAAAAAGCTGGCTGGTCCTCACTACGCAACGGGTTTCGGAATCGTTGGGGATGATCCCAACATTCTTTATATCCGGAACGACGAAATCGACGTCGACTTCGAGATCGTTCTCGACAAACGATCGTTCATGGAAGTCGTTTACGGCTACGGCAACCCCAAGACCGAGCTGAAGAAAATGAAGCCGGAACAATGACTGGTGCGGAACTAGGAGAAGAGTATTTCCGAGCTCTGTGCGATCGTGTACGGCCGGAGCGGATTCTTGGGGATGGGCATTCATTTCTGCTCGTGTGCGAACGGATGAATCTTGTTCCGTTTGACTGGTCCGTTCCGAACGACGACAACAGGGCCGATGACGGCAAAGAGCTGCGGCGTCAGTTTCTTAGAGCAGCAGGAAGCCGTGCGCGCTATGCGGATCTTGAAGCTCTAATGCGACCTGAGGCGAGTGTTCTGGAAGTGCTGGTAGCTCTCAGTGCACGAGCAGATTACATGGCTGAGATCGGTGTTAGTAACTGGTTCTCGATCATGCTCAAGAATCTTGGTCTGGACGAGTACGCTGAGTCAAATCGACCGACCGACACGTTCAAGATCCGGCAGATCATTCGCCGGTTCAACGATCGTCAGTACTCACCAAAAGGCAAAGGCGGTCTGTTTCCACTGAAGAATCCTCTGCGCGATCAGCGGAGGGTTGAGCTGTGGTATCAGTTGTCTGCCTACATAGCCGAAAACAACCTGGTCTAGATAGCGAAAGGAGGAACGAATGGACTTTTATCAGATCGGAGAGCGACCTACGAAGCACGGGGTCGAAGTATATCCTGACTTCGTAGTCAAGCGCTCAAGGGATCTGATGGTTCGAGGACGTTCTTTCTACGCTATCTGGGACGAGGAAGCAGGCTTGTGGTCGACGGACGAGTATGACGTCCAGAGACTAGTCGACGCTGAACTGTATGCGTATTCGAAGGAGCTCCAGAAGAACACGGAAGAGCCTGTCCGCGTCAAGTCACTCGGAAGTTTCGGGAGCAAGGCGTGGACAGACTACCGTAACTACATCAACCATCTATCGGACTCTTCTCATCAGCTCGACGAGAGCCTGACTTTCGCCAATAGCGAAGTTAAGAAGACGCATTACGTCTCTCGAAGACTCTCATATTCTCTCGAAGAAGGAGATACTAGCGCTTACGACGAGCTCATCGGAACTCTATATTTGCCGGAGGAACGAGAGAAGCTCGAATGGGCGATAGGTGCCATCGTTTCCGGAGATGCTAGCCGGATCCACAAATTCATCGTGCTTTACGGAGAAGCTGGTACAGGGAAGTCAACCTTCCTCAATCTCGTCCAGCAACTGTTCGTGGGATATTACACGACGTTTGAAGCCAAGGCGCTCACTGGGAACTCAAACTCATTCTCGACGGAGGTATTCAAATCAAATCCTCTAGTAGCGATCCAGCACGACGGCGACCTCAGCAAGATCGAGGACAACACGAAGCTGAACTCCATCGTCTCGCACGAAGAGATGACGATGAACGAGAAGTACAAGCCGTCATATTCAGCCCGCATCAACTCGTTTCTTTTCATGGGTACCAACAAGCCAGTAAGAATCACGGACTCGAAGTCGGGTATTATCCGACGGCTGATAGACGTGCACCCATCTGGGGACCTAGTGTCGCCAAAACGCTACGGGATACTTACGACGCAGATGAACTTCGAGCTGGGGGCGATAGCCTTTCGGTGCCTTGGAGTCTACAGGCGCTTGGGGAAGAACTACTACGCGGGCTATCGCCCCATCGAGATGATGCTACAGACGGACACGTTCTATAACTTCATAGAGTCCTACTTCGACGTGTTCAAGGAGCAGGACGGGACGACGCTCAAGCAGGCGTACGAGATGTACAAGGCGTACTGCGACGATGCGTCACTCGAGTACAAGCTTCCTCGGCACAGGTTCAGGGATGAGATTCGGAACTACTTCGACATATTCTCTGAGCGGACCGTCATTGACGGAGTCACCGTCAGAAGCTGGTACTCGGGGTTTCTCATCGGGAAGTTCCGGTCCTCGGTGGTATCGGATGAGCATCAGATTGCACTTGTCATGGAAGAGTCTGTGTCCATATTTGACGCTATGTGCGCTGATGCTCCTGCTCAGTACGGAAGCGACAACGAGAAGCCGCTGAACAAGTGGGAAAAGGTAACGACACATCTTAAGGACCTCGACACTACGAGACTCCATTACGTCAAGCCTGACCCTCAGCACATAGTCATCGACTTTGATCTTACCGATGACTCAGGACAAAAGAATCTGGAACGCAACCTCGACGAAGCAAGTAAGTGGCCCGTCACATATGCGGAATTCAGTAAAGGCGGTAGCGGAGTCCATCTGCACTATATTTATGATGGTGATGTTACTGAGCTGAGCAGGGTCTTCAGCGAGGGAATCGAAGTCAAGGTCTTCTCTGGCGATGCATCACTTCGGCGTAAGTTGACGAAGTGTAACAACGTCCCTGTTTCGCATATTAATAGCGGACTGCCGTTGAGGGAGAAGCCTTTGCTTGACGTTGGAATCATCAAAAGCGAGAAGAACCTGCGTGCGCTTATATTGCGCAACCTGCACAAGGAGATTCACCCGGGAACCAAGCCGAGTGTCGACTTCATCCACAAGATTCTCGAGGATGCACATCGTTCCGATCTTGTGTATGACCTGACCGACATGCGACCGAGCATCTTGGCATTCGCTAACAATTCGACCCACCAGGCCCTGGCTTGCATCAAGCTGGTCATGGACATGCAGTTCGTATCAGAGCTGCAGGAGACGCCAGCGCCTGTTCCTACAGATGATCGCCTGGTGATGTACGA